TTATACCTTCACGAGCTCAAAGTGTGGCAGATCATCAAAACTTTGATCTTCAAACTCTTTATCCGCATCCCAATCGCCGCCCCATCTTATCTTATGTGTGATTTTTCCTTCTTCGTATAAGTCCTCTACAGCTTGAAAAAAATACCCTGCCATCAGGTAGAATCTTGCCTTTGCTTTATGGGTGTCCTTGAAATCTATGGGATACGGGGCCGCGTCAACCGCTTTTGACTTTGGATCATCTTCTGTTACTTGGTGTTTTGATCTTTCTTTGATTCCATCGAGTGTTGTCTTTGGCGGCACTGCATTAAAATATTCTTGTTGCTTTGCAAGTGTTCTTGCCCCTTCCAGTATTGAGATATCAAAACTCTCAACCACCCGGTTACAAATAGCAATGATGTCATCATGGCAAGTATCAAGTTTGCTCTGTGACTTTGTTCCGAAACTAGGCATGACCAACACCTTTTTTATCTTTTATCTTAGATCCGATACTTGAACCAAAGAAGAAGTTAACGATTGCTTGACGTTCATTAAACAAGTTTGCTATCGCTACACCTATAATATTGCTCGCAATTGCAATCAAAGAAGGCTTATCGCTCATAAAATAAACCAAGGAAACATTGACGATTACCAGCAACCCGATAATAGGCAGGTTCCTATCTATTATCTGTTTTGCTACACTGTCAGCCATTCCATGATTTACCTGATATGTTTCATGAGCCTTGCTTCTGTTTGCCTCATCATGACGATTCTCTTCTTTTACAGATTCAAATTCCAACTGAAGCTTTTTGAAGTCCAAGTTCTGAATTTCCAACTTATACGTATTGATTTTATTGACTTCTTCTGGCGTTAGGTCCTTGGGTTTTTTCTTTGATAGATCGATGCCCGTAACTTTTTTAATGCCTTCTTTTACTAAGTCTTCGCCATTGTCCATGATTAAGTCTTTTACAAAACCCAATCCCATACTGACAAGTGCTGCTCCTATTCCTATCATTTAATCTCCTTTTCTTTAATATTAATCTCTACGATACTTTTGCCTGAGACAAAGGTACGTGCCAGATTTAGTCCATACCCTCCTGCCATGCCAGCTGATCCGCAAGTGAAACCGATAAGAGGATCAGGAAGAGCGTAATAAATACATAGATAGTAAGTCATCATCCCTACGAAACCTGATGTACTTGTGTCATAGGCTAGTTCTACCCATCTGAATCTTTTCAACTCCCCTTTTTTAATGCGGCGAAAGTTATGAATTATCCCGCCTGCAACAGATATAATAAGTACCCAAAGGTTCTTGAAGATATCAAACAGTCCTGTGTATGTGTTAGGGTCTTTTTCCACGTTAATCCTTAATTTGCTTCATTATTATTCCTAATCTCAACTATTTTTTATTTAGTTTATAAGATATTGTTTTTTTCAAAAAGGGATTCATCCCTAACCTACCTTGCTAACTATTCCAGATCCATTAGCTGTGAACCCTTTGACATTGCTTGCCATAGTTCCTAATGATGCAGTAAATATCTTGTTATAAAACCATAAATCAAAATGCCAGGCATTATTTTCTGATCTTAATCTCCAATGCACTACATCTTTTCTCCATGCAGGAGCAAACCTGTCATGGTTTAACTCTATAGTTGGGAATACATAACTATAATCTACCCCGTCAATATTCCACCTAAGCCTAAAATTACCATTTGCGGAAAAGTCAGAGTATGTAGTAAGATCCAAATAATTTCCATCAGCTGTAGCTTCAAACGTTAATGACATAGAATTTAATTGAGACATAACATCTACATTAAAAGATAAAACTGTAATCTCTCCATTGGTTGCTTGTTGACTCCCCCACATCGGAGAGAACACACCATCAATCGAGTTATTTCCAGAGATAGGCTCATTAAATATTGCTGTTAAAATATCTGAAGATTTACCACCTTCCGGCACAATAACTCCATGTAAGTGGTTTTTAGTAATTTGCATAGCTCCGACAAGAAGTCTTGTACCACTTCCGTAGTGTCTAATGTATGATCTTACTTTTCCAGTAAACCCTGTATGCACTTGCACCGGAACCGAATACACATGCCATCCATTATCTGGAGGCACAGAATATCCAAGCCTAACCTTTCGCATTGGCTCTCCCCAATCCCCAACATAGATCGATGGCCTAATGTATGCGTTTATACCGCTTGTAGGGTCAAGTCTTCTTACTGCCATAGTTGCAACATATACTTCTCCTGATATTGCAGAAAATACAGAATTTGGCCTAATGTAACCCCATCTTACATCATTTGTTTTTCTTCTTGACACATAATCGGAGCTTGTGTCAATAACATATACATCACTATTAAAATCTGATGTTGTATTCCCTCCCCCGATTAGCAGAAGTTCTTCTGATACGGGGTTTAATGCTAACAGTGGCAATTTCTTATCAGGTGGGGGTATTGTCACAGTGTTCCCGTCTTCATCTACAAAACTGTCCAGTTCATATGTAACATTTTCCCATTGTGATAATGTTAAATCGTATGCATAAGGTGCTAAATAATCAGGAGTAGTAGTTGACCCTGCGCACCCTCCAAAAATATAAATTTTATTGTCTGTTGCGCTATATACAGCTGAAGCTTGCCGTCTTGAAAACTGCATAGGTATATATGATGATACTGAGCTTATTAAGTTGTATTTATACACACTTAATAGTGTTGTTGACCCGGTCCATCCCCCTATCACCCATATATCGTCTCCAACAATTACCGTCGAGTGCCATCCTCTAGCCGAAAAAAAATCGTCTATCCCATTTGTTTTCTTTAGTACGGTCTCCGACCATGTAGCGATATCTATAATTAGTGTTTCTGAACGATACCCTACGCTAGTTCTTCCTCCGGTTATTACCAGTTTTCCATTCCAGTAATTCATCCTATGACGGTTTAACCCTTCTCCATAGAATGCAACCGTATGAGCTAGTTCCCAGGAATTTGTTTCGATTCCACTAATCAGTATTTTGTATATCTTATCTTGGTAAACGCCGTTATATCCACCAAATGCATATATGTATGTACCATCATTTACTATTTGAATACCTTTTGCCGCATAGGGAAGACTTGGTAAACTGATCTGTACTAATGAAGGCTTGTAAATACCAAACATATTGTCTCCAATGGCTGGAGGTGGCGGTGGCTGAAGTTCTTCTGCATAAAATTTTGAACTATATCCTAGCTGTGTTTCTCCCCCTGCTGTAAAAATATATCCCTTGCTATCTAGCAAAGGATCATAATGAACAGTTACCCCACCATTGTTAAATGCATAAGGCCAACTAGACGAATCAGGTCTGTTTATTACTATTGATGTTTCTGTATAGTGTGGATTTGGAAGTACATTGTTTTGCACAGCTAAATTATTATAATTAAACCAAGGAGGTCTGTTATCAGTAAAATTCCATGCTTGTGTAAAGTGAGAATTATTATTAACTACTTCCGCACTTAGTATTTCAGGAGCACAAACAATACCTACTCGTTCCGCTGCTAAAGTATCTCTGGCGGACATAACTACTCCGGTTATTGCATCTAAAACGGATGTTCCGCCAACACCCACGTTTTCGTTATGAGTGTACTCAAACTGTCCTGACCACGCATCAGGTCGAAACTCTCTTCTTAATGCATAGCTAATGTATGGCTTTCTGCTTGATCTCCGCTCTACTGGAGTAGGCTGTGCATTTGCTATTGTAAACTGTGTATTCCAATCTCGTTTTTCCATTATTGATTTCATATAAAGATAAGATGCTCTCTGCTGCTTATAGGCTCTTATATCTCCATCCCATATCTGATCGGTTAAGAACCCATATGTAGTCCTAGAAAACCATCCATGAATATCCAAAAAAGATATTATTCTTGATTTTCTATCAATAGTTAAAAAATTATCTGTGTTCTTATTTTCAATTTCTGAAAGTGCTGATACTCCTTTATCGGGGTCAGCTGAATAATCCCAAAAATACCCCCAATTTCTATTTAAATTTATATTGTTTGCATTGCGTCTTTCATTTATCATAAATCCATCTGGGTTAGGTATCGCTATCCAAAATAGCGATATATTATTACGCATCCATACGGATAGTTCATCTGTGCTTGACAAGTAGTGATTAATGAATTCTATAACCCCATGATAAGAATGATTTTCCCCGCCATGCGTAGCGGTATGCAAGCAAACTATAGGTTTATTACCATCATCGTTTATTCTTAGTGTTCCCATCTCAAGAGCACTTGGCAGTACCGTACCTCCAGCAATACGAGAAGCATCCTCATAAATAACATTTGTATTTGCCGTGTCTAAGGCTTTAAGGCTTGCTACTACATCCGCATATGTTGGCCTGATTGTTGTGTCATTAAGTGTTGATACATAGGGCAATACGTCTTGAAAAGCCATTGGCGATTCTTGAACTCGTTCATAGCATGGCTCATTTACTTGAACTTCTTTGTACTGCATAGTAAGAGCTGTTGAGCTTCTGCTTAATGACCAAGATACAGGGTAGTCTTTCAACTTGTCAGACTTTGAAACATCCTTTAGTGTCATACAGCAAACCCACCGTTACCTTTTACGCCATACCATTTAGTATGACCGCCAAAGGACATTAAAGTGAATGTAGATACGGTATTGGCTCTCAGGTCTGGGATGCCGGCATCTCCCCAATCTATATTTGTACTGAACCCAACTGCATGAGCACCCGGGGATACAAAAAAAACTGCCTTGATAGTAGTAGTTTGGAGTGTTGCCGGTGGGGCCGATACATCAAGCGTAGCATCTCCTGATACTGTGATATTCCACAATCCTGTTTTATCTACGGCTACAGGCGTATTGCCTATAATACCTGTAAGGCTTGTTACAAACAAAAATAACTCTTTGAACTGATCATTAATTTTGGTTCGGATAGAACCGAGTGATTCTTTGTCCGCATAAGGGGTATATGGCATGTTTTATCCTTATATTATTTGCGTGTAATTTAAAATGACTGTTACTGGGTCATTCAGAGTATATGCTTTAATCCTGATGTTAGTACCTGTAGATAATATCATTCCTGAAGCTGCCACAGTCTTCCAAACACCATCTGAATATAATTCTACTTCATTAAAACCACCTCCGTTTCCGTCATGTCTGTAAAATATAAGTCCGGTTACAGCAACAGTTTTATAAGCAATACCAGATGTTGATGTTACTGATTCAGATCCGCTTGATCCAAGTATATAATTCATTTTAGATTGTGAGATTGAAGCATTAGCCAATTTTGCATTAGTTACGTTAAAATCTGCAATTGCTGCAGTTTTTATTTTTGGTGCGCCTAGGGCACCTTCACTTATTGCAATAGGGTTTGACGCAAGGGATTCCATTAAAGCTTGTGTAATCGGAGACTCAGCATCTAAATCACTATTTGGAATATTTGTATAGGTTGCCATTACTCAAATACCTCAAAAATCATAGTCCTTCTCTCTATAACATGAGAACATCTGACCGCATATCTCTTATCAAAGGGCAGGCTTTCATCTTTTGACATAATCCCAAATCCGTTAAAAAATTTACACGTTAAACATGCTGTGACTCTCCTTTGTTTAAATCCAATATCAGGACACGGTATTATCGTTCCATCTGGTATCTTTGGTTGTTCTTCTAATACTTCTAACATCTTGTTTCCTTATATGATTTTATAGGATTCGCTGCCATCTGAAAATATCCCGCTGTTCGGCGATATAAAAGCCATAACCCTCTTTTGTTCGTCCGTTGCTGCTGAATAATCAGGTGTGACATTTGGTGCGATATACCCATACCTAACATCCAGGGCAAACCCCGAAGTCATAGCGGTAATCTGGTGCTCTTGCCCAATTTTGTTCTCTTTAACTTCTGTTACGTGATATCGACTTGCTAGGCTGGCCCCCGTCTTATCTAACACTAGACGCGTGGATATATCCAAGAAATTTCCCGTATTAATATCACTGTCTTTCGCATCTACCTTCAAAGTTATGATTCTGGGCGTATCTTTACTCATAAGCATGTATCTGTCAGCCGTTACCGATGCGTGTGAATCAGATGTGTACCATCGAGATTTGATTTTCTTAATGCGCTTGTCGCCGTATTGGTCCGCACCCTCTTTATCGAGTTCGGCTTTTATGTATAGGGTGCTGTAATCGTCTTCGTCTTTAACTTCGGCCCAGTTTTTAACCCCGTAATAAACCCACAATTCGCTGTATCTTTTTGAGTTGTCGTTTTTAATCCTCACAGAGTTTTCAAGGATGTGTGAATCTTCATTTATAGACTTAACCAGCTCCCCCTGCTGAGGCGGTGCAATTACTCTAAGCTTAATCTTTTGTGCGAGTTCATCCCACCAAAATAGGATAAGCGATTGCTCGGTCAATTCTTCTATTAAATCCTGAACGCCTGTAGGCTTGGAAAGGACCGTGTAGTAAGTCTTTAGTGACAACCAGTTCTCTTTTTCTGTATCCCACTCGTCTTTGTTTAACGGGTCATTGTTATAAGGTATATATTTGGGATCAATATTGGCATAGTTAACAAGCAGATCATAGATAATATCTACTACGTTTACATTATAAACCTTGCAGAGTTGAACGCTATCATCTGCAGTATGGGATTCGGCCGTCGTGCCGTAACCGTTTCTAGTGATTCCCGATATCACATCACCTGTGAGGGTTGTGTAGTCCATAATCTCTTTACCTATTCTTATCGTTCCGCTTGTTGTGTATTCAGAACCTATACCGGCAGGTAGAAGAGTTAATGATGTTGCAATATCGGTCAAGTCTGCAGAAAGAACACCGCTGCTTGGGCTCGGGCATTGTGAGCGCTTATTGTCTATCTTTTTAAGTATATCAAGCGCGGTTATCTTTACAATCCCGTTTGCGTCTATGTCAATACTACTAATGATGTATTCTCTTGTGTTCAAGTTTGATAAGAAGTCTGTAGTATCGTTCCATATTGCAGCATCGTCCCATAAAGTAGCATCATTCCACAAGCTTTCCACTCCTGTGTAGCCTGTTCTAACTCTTATAGTACGCCCGTTGTAATATGAGTTTCTAGCTATAAGTTTCCCGAAGAAAGTACCCTGTGTTGTGTCGTATGCTCTTTGTGACTGATAAGGGTCTATGCCTCTATCGTGATGGTTGAAATCTTGTAGCGTGATAGACACTTTACTTCGGTATGCCAGACCCTCACCGAAAGTTAGTTTAGTAGGGGAATAGCTCACAGATTTAACACATGGGTACATGATCTCGCCGATGGGTATGTTTGCTTCCTGATCTATCATTCTGTATGTTTTAGTTGTCTTAGTATAATTTACGGAATCTTTACAGGTAGTAAGCGTGTTGTAACACGGTTCACCTGTTGCACTACAGGGCGAAGCTCCAAATCCCAAAGAACAGTAATCAAGATCTAGTTCGACTACTACAGTAGGTTCTCGGCCTAGCATCTTTTTCTCAGTATCGTAACTCATAGCTCGTGCCATGCCTCGACTGACAGGCTTATGCTCATATACATAGAATCTGAGTAAACGGGAGGAGATATCTTTTTACTAGTTGTACAAAATACGGCCTCATCTGGATAATCAACATGGTTCCAAGAGAAAAAGAATGGTTTAGCCTCTGCATGTTTTAGGAACGGCATCCAAGATGACCTGACCCATGCAGGAGTCACATACTTAGCCTTAATAGTGCTACCGTTTGATTTTCTTATTAGGGATCGTCCTAGAAGTAATCCTGAATCGCTTTTATTGTTAACGTAGTCGCTTTGCGTTCCCATGTGTGGAGGAATAAACCCTGACGGCAATCCATTTTCCATCTGCATAGATTTACCTATTGATACTATACCGATCATAGGCAAAGCAGAAGGTGCAACTATCTCTATTCTAAAAATCTGTTTTGTTACCTCCGAAAACTTCTCAAATATAACCCGTCCATTGTCAGAAGTTAAAGCCGTAGTAGCATCAATCCAATTCCCTAACCCTGTATTATCATATTGAAGTTTTACAGTTGCCCCGGACTTGCCTAAATCATGTGAGAATATTGCAAAATAATCTACTTCTTTAGCTACACCTATATCAATGTTTATATAGTTAGTGCCTAATGTTGAAGGCGAATACCAATCGTACGGAAGCCAATCAGCAATATTAGCCGCTTCAAAGCCTATTGATTCACTTGTAGCAGTGATAGATGCATTTTCTAATATATTGTCGTACCCGAACAGCGATAAACTCATCCTATTTGTATCCTTAAACCATCTCCGATTTCTTCATTAAGTATTTCCGCTAACCTTCTGACTGCATTAGTTTCAGTAAATATTGAATCTCCCATATTAATGTTGATTGTTTTTTGGTTTACAAGCTCGCTTGTGCTGTCATCGTGATATTCTGAGCCGATTCCGATATCAGAAGGTATTTGTCCACCAGTTGTTGAATACCCACCGGTAATTGATGGGGTAGAAGTAGATCCTCCTCCTCCAAAAGATGCACTTGCTATCGAAGATATTTGTGCTGCTCCGGCTGCTGCTTGAAGTCCTGCCATTGCAACAGACAGTGGAAAAGGATAGTTCTCCATAGTTTTCATGATTGATGCTGGTAACTGGATAGCTGCATTAGCAAGAGCTGCTGCTTTGTTGATCTTAAACATTGTCTTATTACTGTTTGCCATGCCAGATGTGACTTGCTGAAGATCTCCTAAGACTTGTTTAGTTTGTTCAAACCCAGTTTTATCAGAAAACTTTTGGCGTTCAGTGAGTCCTTTTTTATTAAGATCCGTTATCTTGTTTTGGTAATCCTGCTCCAGGGCTAACAATAAAGCTTTATGATCCTGTTCTGTTATCAGCTTATTTTGAAACGCCTCGTCTGCCAGCGCAATGTCATTCTCAGCTTTAATGGCCAAGGTTTCATCTTCTGTCATTAGTGACTCTTGAAGAGCCTCCGCTTTTCTTGCAAGGGTCTCAATATATCTATCAACTTCTAATTGTGCTTTTTCATCTGCTTTACTTGTGTCTTCTTCATCATTTGCATTTGTGTACTCACCATCAATGCCACTAGATCCACCTTCTCCACCTTGATTTTCTGAAAGGTTTGTGTTGAATGCGTTAATGAACTCGCTTGCTTTTTCTCTTCCATTGGTTAATGAATTAGTAAGGCTTTCAATTTTTGCCTCACTATCAGCTATGAAAGTATCAAATGCTTCTGCCCCGTTTGCATCAAACAACTCTATCTTGTTTGTGCCTGTAACATCTGCCATCATGTTATAGACTTCAATAAAGCTGTTTATTCTGTCTATCATAAAGTCAATAACTTCTCTTATAGACTGAGACATGTGCAAGAAACCCAACTCAATATTAGCAGTAACAAGTTGAACACCGGTCCATGAGTCAGCCACAAACCCTGCCCCATTTGCTAGTGATGTAACAACATTAGCTGATACACTTCCAAAGTTATTCATCTTTTCTTCTGCTGAAGCTCCGAACATCTGGTCATACATTTCAAGGGCTGCCGAACTTGCCGCTTCCATTGCAGGCAACATTGAGTAAGACACAACTCTTCCTGCTCCTTCAAAACGTGCAGACAATTGATCTATACTGTCATGATAAGATGCCGCCATCATTGCAACACTATTAGGAATCACTATTCCTATTCTTTCAGCTTCTTCACCTAGCCTTTGTATCTCTTCGGTTCCCATATTTGCAATGCCAAGGACACCAACCGCACTCTTTGAGAATAAATCTTGAGCGATTGCTGTCTTTTGGAACCCGTCAGGCATTTCAGCTAATCTAGCGACTAGGATTTCAAAGGTTTTTTCTGTGCTTGTAAAGTTTTCTCTTGCGAACTCTGCACTGATTCCAAGTTCCCCAAGTGCCTTTGCTGCGGCTCCTCCTCCGTTTCTTACGAAGTTATTTGTCCTTCTGATCATTGCACCCATAGCAGAGTTTAACTCTGTGTTGCTTACTCCTGCCATGCTTGCTGCATATTGGTATTTGGAAAGCTGCTCGGTTGATATTGCCATTTTTTCAGCCATCTTACTTGTGGCATCTGCAACATCAATCGAATCGCTTACCATTTCATTAAACTTTGCAACAGTAGCAAAAGAGACATAAGCAGCACCAAGAGAAAGGATGGCACCCTTCATCTTATCGACTGACTTTTTCATATTAGCTTGGGCTGAAGTCATGCCCTTGACTAACTGTGCTGTGTCGGCTTTAACATCAATAAGTACAGTGCCTATGGTTTTACTCATGTTTCTGCTCCAAAGATTGCGCTTACTTTGCTTTCAAGATTTTCTATTTTGGGCTCATCATGTTGGCATATCATAAAGTCTTTAAGTTTCATGTTTTTACCCTTCACTGTTGCCATTGTCAGCCTTGCCATTTGTAGTTCATTTCTATCTGCCTCGAAAGGCTCTAGTTTGAAGTATTCAATCCACTCCAAAAGTTCAGAAGAGGACATACTGTTTTCAAGTTCATGTACGGTTCTCCCTAAAGACAGAGCTAGCCGGAAGAGGAAGCGTCTGTCTTGGACTTTTTTACAGTATCAAAGACCTCTAAAGCCTGATATACCTCATTAATAGCTGTTCTAGCATCTTCGCAGAGGGTTGATAATTCATCCTCCGAGAACATTTGTTTTCCATTTTCATCAATCAAGGCGAAGGAAACAGCCATTGAACTTACTTTTGCAAACTTTTCAGGAGTGACCCTAACTTTTCCGCTTTGAAGTTCTTCAAGTGTTGCACCTTCGTATAAGATTGCGTCCAAGCTCTCGCGCTCTTTGATTGTTAGTCTTTTGATGGTAACATCACCGCCCCACGCCTTTACGTGAATGCTTTTTGTTTCTACTTCTGTTTTACCTAAAATATCAGATTTGTTAAGCATTACGCAGCCGCCGTTGTTGTAACTTTTCCGTTGATCTCTGCCGTGATCTCTGCGGTGATAATCCCATCTTGCTCAAACAATGGCTTGAAAGAAGATACATAATACAAGCCTTTGTATGTTGTTCCGTTACCTGTTGCCGGTGTAATCTGGTTGTTTAACTCGACTTCGATCTGCACCATTTCATTTGTATCAATTGCAGTTTCTAGCTTGTTTTCACCAAGCGATGCTGTAGGATCATATGCAACTGTCAATACCACTGGCCCATATTCTAAGCGACCTGTTATAGAAGGCTGTGAATCTATATTTATTGCAGGGTATTTTTTGCTTGCCCTTGTCTTTTCCATTCCGTCAATATTTGTCAAAACACCAACTGAAGTTGGTGTTCCTGCCGGCGTTCCTCCTGGAGCACTGTCTATTGTCACCGTAATTCCTTGAACTGCTACTTCTGCCATAATCTATCCTTTTAAATTAAACTCAATTAGCTGCCTAAACAGCTCTGTTTCTGATTCATACGCTGAACGTGAGTTGAGACCATGCGCCATATGAATAAAGCTATGCATGGAACTTTGAACCATTCCTTTTAGTGCTAAAGCTTCGTCAAAATCTTTGCTGTAGCAGTCAACCTGTACCAGGACATCAAATCCGTATGGCTCTCGAGAGTTGATGGCCTGTAGTTCTTTATTATTTACAATAGTGCAAACAACTACAGGCATCACACTGTCTTGAGGCATAAGAAGAGGGTATATCCTCTCAGCTACCAAAGATACGATACCCGTATCATTTGACAAATGAGAAAATAGATCAACTTCGATACTCATTGTTTTGCCTTTTGGATCTCTTTTTCTATTCGTTTGGCCATGTATGATCTAACGGCGACTATGGACTCTTTCCCCTTGTTTTCATAGGCAGGTCTAAGAAATGGATTCGCTGCCATCTTGGAAGTTCCAAATTCAAAAAAATGTGCCAAATATCCATGTTTATTTTTCAACTTTGGTACGACACTGAATATGATTAAGTTCTTGTTTTTACTTCTGCGCTTAACCACAGTTATCGACTTCTTAAGAGATCCGGTATCTTTAGATACATTCAGTTGTGCTTCTTTCTTAATTAAGGTCCCGCCTGCACGAATAGCACCTGTGACAACATTTTTTTGTACATTCACAGGGAACTTCTCAAGAGACTTGATCAGCTCCTCCAGCCCTTTCACAGATGAATCAGCCATCAAAACACCTCCGTAGCCATGATGTGAAGCTCTCTGTTACGTTCAAACGGATTAATAATAGAATCGATATTAAAGACTCTGAGCCCATAGACAATCTTCATCTGTGAATTCAGATCACTTCGATATCTCAGACGTATCTTATGGCTCACCTCAGTCTTTAGACCCTTAGACACATATCTCTCTTCCATTTTTAGAGGAATAATCTGCACCATCTCATAAGGATTAAGAGAAAGATCTGCCCAAATTTTTCCAACTGCACCCGTGGCACTTTTCATACCGATGTTTTCTTGGAAAGTGACCTTATGTATTAAGTTTCCGCTTCGCATTAGAACTCTTTAACCCGATATTGATTAAGCATATTGTCAATCAATGACTTAGGCATTTCTGCTACACTAACACCTACAACAAGTTCTTCCCTATTTTCATAAAGAGTTGCCACTTTAATTTTCATCCACTGAACGATACTTTCAGGGACATTCGTATACCCACCTATAAAAGTTATCTTCACTGACTTTTTATGATCTGCAACCGTAACGCTTGGTAATGTCTTAAACAAGATAGTTGCAACTCCATTTGCTTCATATAGATAATAGGTAGAACTGTCAATTGTTTGATAAACTTCATTTTCATCAAGGTACTCAATTGAAACTATCGAAGACACTGGGTTTTTAGGAAGCTTTAACCCATCCATAAACCCAGTGCAATAAAGCTCAAAAGTAGCCGTCTTAAGTTGTCTATTTGTGATGTTTTCTGCAAACTCACGCGAAGCAACAATAAGAGAAGTAATTAGCGAATCGTCATCGGGATTTAAGACACGAAGAAACTCTTTTGCGTCTGCTAATGATAAAGGCTCTATTACCGGGGCTACTGTTTGAACTAACATTATTTCAATAGGTCCTCAATCTCTTTAACACGTTCTTCTAGCTTTGCTTTTTCAGCTTCCAACTCTTCACGATACAGAGCGACTTCAACCTCTTTTTGTTTTTCAAGTTCGGCTTCTTCGGCTGCGATAGCTTTCTTCACAGCCACATCATGCTCTTTCTTGTTTGCAGGCATTGCGATACCTGCATCAATAAGACGCAACGCTTCCGCGTCAGGCACTTCAGCCTTGCTCCCTGATTCATGTACTCCATCGACTCCCGAAAGAGCCATTAGAAATTCAACTTTCATGCGTCAGCCTATACTGCTGCATTTTTGATAGTTTTAATCGCTTCAGCAATAGTAAGTTTTCCATCTCCACGAGAATCAACACGGAAACCAACTTGCCCTGTACCTGCGTAAAGCTCATCTAAACGTCTTACGTTCATCATCCCCCGATCAGCAATTTGGTAATAAGAGAAATCTCCAAAAGCTCCGAAAGTGTTTCCTGCGCCTAAAGCAGATAAATCAGTAAGTGTTTCTACTGGACGACCAAGAATAGTGTCTGGGGTAGCACCTAAGCCATCATTCCAAATATATTGTCCATCCGAACCTTTCAGCTTGCGAATCGACTTAACTGCTACATCACTGAATGCATACGTCCCGTTAGCGCGGTATGGTTTACGAGCTGAATAGTACAGGTCGATGATATCATCTGCTGTAACTGCTGAAACTGCTGCGGTGGTAACACCAAGCTCTGCATCTACTGTGAAGCCAGTCGGCTTAGTTGTTCCTGCGCCCGTTACAAAGCTTGTTTCTTCTAGTTCAGCCATACCTGAAACCATAAGACTTCTAACATAGGGTTCTACGTCAATAAAAGAATCCATTAACAGTTCTTCAGAAGCTTTTATGATCCCGCCTGATTTGAATGCATCCAAGACAATTTGACCGAACTTTGCATCAGTCTGAGGATATGCACCGTTTTCTGCGATATACCCAAAAGTAGGCTTAGTCCCTGCTAACGGTATCTTAGTAGTAGAACTTGTGCGAATCACAGTACCTAGTCTACGCATTGAAACTGTATCATTAAGAGCAGATATTACACTTGTTTGGAAGTCTTCAGGCACTAAGTAACCACCATCCGCAGCAACACCAACTTGAAGCACACGTTTTTGCTCAGGTTCTAGGCTCTGAGTACCACGAGTCATTGCTGTAAAGAAAGCGTTACGATAAGCCATTTTTTCATCTACTGACTTGTCAGGTACGCCAATTTCACGAATTGCTTCTGTGGAAGGCTGTGCAAGTACTGCTTCAAGGTTAGACGCACGTTGCTCACGTTCGATTGTTGCTTTTACTGCATCAAAATCACGCTCCATGTTGTCATACTTAGCAACTTCATCACCTGATAACTCACGTTTTTCTTCAGAGGCTTTATCAAGCACACCTCTCATTTGTTTCTGTAGCCCACCTAGTTGTTCTTGCAGTTCAGTAATACGTTTAGACATTTGTTTTCTCCTGTAAAGTTAATTTACGTTCTAAGACGCTTAGAGGTACGGCATCAAACTTTGGTTGTTCAATCTCTTCTACGTCTTCATGTTGACGGCCTATAACCGCACCTGAATCGAAGCCTTTCCACACTGCTGACAACTCAACAACTCTCATCGCTGTAACTAGCACATGGTTAGGCTCACCCTTTCTTTCCGTTTCGACTATCTCATCAATGTTGTAACCAACGGATACATCAGTGAGAAGCCCATCTCTGTACTTCGTAAAAACATCGTAAGATTGTTGGTCTGATCCGAAATACACATCAGCTTTTAGCGCGCCATCTTCCACACGAACATTATCAACTCGTCCAATTGCATTATCTACTGACGGTGTGTGGTCTTTGAATAGTGTACGAAGCCCTGAATAGTCAACACCGTTCACATCTATTTCTTCCACAAAGATTTTGTCTTCCCACCAGTCGTAACGCTCACCCGAATTCTCATTTGAAATTAGGATGAAGGGAATCATCTTTTCATCTTCATTAATCAAAGACCTTTGCGGTTGTGCGCGCTGTTCAATCTTTCTGTTGTGTAGCTCATTAAGCAGTTTGTTCATCTATTATCTCCTTTCCAGCTTCAACCATATTCATTGGCTGCAAATAAATATCACCATTTTCAATAGGGTTTAAATCTTCTTTTTCTCGAATATCATTAGCACTCATTACGCCCATATTTCTGGCTAAGTTGTACGACTCATAACGACTCTTGGTATCTCCCCTTAATAAGCCCTCCATATTAAATTTTGGGTAGTAAGTCACTCTATCAGTAGCACTAAGAAGCTGTGATGATATTGCTTGCTCAATACGCACTAAATAAGGTCTTAATGAATGTATTGCGAACTCTATAGACTGATGCTCTATATTTGAGAATGTCGCTTTTTCAAGATCAGCGATCATGTGAGGTGGTACTCTAAAAATCCCGCATATTTCAGAGCGTTGGAATTTGCGAGTGTCTAAAAACTGACTGTCTTCATTCGATAAAGAGATCTGCTTCCACTTTGCACCACCTTCAAGCAATGCTGTCTTATTGGAATTGGCAATGCCTCCGTGACGGTCATTCCAACTTTTACTTAATCTTTGATATGCGTCTTCTGATAGCGTCTCCGGTATTTCTAAAATACCGCTTGGCTTTGCATTGTTATCAAAGTATTTAGCACCATATTGTTCAGTTGCCTTGCTAAGCCCTAACGACTCTCTTTGATAAGAAATAGGGCTTACACCCGTAAAACCGTCCAGGGAAAGCCCTAATACATCAAAAATTTCATGTTTATCAAAGATTCTCTTTATAGTTCCGTTCTGATAGAAGTATTTAATATCACCGTTTTCGATACGTGATTTTGTAACGCTTGCAGGGTTTAGTGGGATAAGTTCGATAATACGACCTGCCCTGTCTCTTACGATCTGTGAGTAATGGTTTCCTCTTAGACATAAGTGAGCGATTATAGTTTCGTAATAGTTGAAAGCTACTGTTTCATTGTTTGGTTGAAGATATAAAATATTATATAGTGGGTGATTTTTTGCTTTATTCTTTTTGCCGTCTTTTTCTTCAATAAGGTGAAGAGGCAACCCTCCGACTGATTCCCCAAGCACTCTAATACAGCTAAATACTGTACTAATCTGCATGGCATTTCCGGACGTGATAGAAACTCCGCTTGAAGTAGGACGTGCAAATAGGTCATTCGTTGCTTGTGTTGAAGCTTGTTGAATCGTAGCACGTTTGGAGAAAGGCCAAAAATTCACGGCACACCTTTTTATTGTATGCCGTATTTTTACAAAAGTTATTGCGTGATAATACGCTGTTTAGATATATTAATTATTTGTGAAAAAGAATTGATAAATTTATTGAAAATGAAGGGGTAATTACTTGACAAATAGACGATTATCGTCTATAATTATACTGTTCCCACCAAGTAGGTGGGACAAATTCAACATAAGGCTAACCTATGAAAAGGTTTAGACTGAAGTTGACTCTTAGACTGTGGCGGTTTAGAGTCAACCTAAAGGTTGAGAGGGTTTAACCCTCTTGCCTTCCTTATGTTTAGATTATAACAAAAAAAACATGAATAATCACTGTTTTTTATTTTACAAGGAATCTCATGACTCAAGCTCAAATAGAAGAACTCTTTGGGGTATCATCATCAACTTTCAAAGATTGGAAAAATAAACCAGATCATACCAAAAGAAATTTGGCATTATTTCTAAAAAGTTTAAATTACCAAGAAGCCAAGAGCTCCGTTAATAAAATACTAAAAGACTTAGATAAGAAATGAATCCCTACCGCATCTCTATCTGCTTCTTCACATGACCTTGAAGTTCTTTGTATGAAGAAGATCTCAAAAAAAGGTAGATGCCATTAAGCTGTAAAAGGGGATAAAGTAACATTAAACCTAACTTAATACTATTTTAAATACAATCTATTAAATTTTGTTTAAAAGGTTGAGTTATGAAGTATCTTTATCTATTATTAAGCTGGAGTTTTGGCATCTTTTTTGTTGCGTTATCTTTAGCTACAGCAATGAGTTCTATACCTGCTTCTATTGCATATTTACTAATAGCGTTATTCCTTCTTCCTCCATCTCGTAAGTTTGCATATTCAAAAACTAAAAAAGAAGTTCCTATTAAAGCTAGAGGGATTATAATTACTTCCCTAGCAATAGCTTCTTTATTTCTACTAGGAATGAGTGACGAAATAAGAAAAGAAGAAATGAGAACACAAGCAGACAAGGAAAGAGCCGAAAAAATAGCTTTTGCCAGGCAAAAGAACATAGATTATTTCAACCAACATTCCTCAAGTATACTAGAAGAAATTAAAACTGCGATAGCGGATAAGAAGTTCAATAAAGTTTTACAGCTTTCCTCGAAATACTTACCTTCCAATAATAAAGAACTCTCAAGTCTTCATAGTAAAGCTACATTAGAATTAAAAATAATCGCTGATGCCAAGAAAGAAGCAGATGCCAAAGCTGAAAGAATTAAGAAGACTAAAGATATTTTAGCAATTCTGAAAAGGATACCATCTTCACAATATAAAGACAACATGGGACTATACAAAAAGCTTGTCGCTTACAACCCTAACAATAAAAAATATAAAGAAAAACTTGAGTACTACTCTAAAAAAGTACAAAAACAAGAAATAGAAGAACAAGCAAAGCAGGAAAAAGTCAAAGCTGAGCGAGCAGCTAGAATTGCTAAATTCGGTGAGGCCCCGATAAGGAGCGCATGGGATGGTTCTTATTCGGCTGTAGAAAGATACTTAGAAAAAGTTGCAAACGATCCTGATAGCATAAAGGTTGATAACTGCACAGGCGTATCATACACGAAGAAAGGATGGCTAGTTGGATGTGATTACAGAGGGAGGAATGGATTTGGTGGGATGGTAAAACAATCTAACTGGTTTACTATCGCACACAACAGAGTTATTAAAGTTGACGAGGCTTCGGCCTATCGAAATTAACCTAGTCATATTTAAATGGTTCTAATCCCTCTGTCCTCATAAACAGATGGTGTATCTTTCTTGCTCACCATCTGAATACCCAAGGCCATTGCCAAAGCCACCATTCCATCAACCTTCTCACTCGACTTAGACTTATCAATCTTTATATTGTCGGCCGGGTCACGTTTAATCGCTACATTGCTCATCATCCAGGTAAGCACGGGATTGTTCCCATGATTAAGCTTTTTTTGCAACACTAACGTTTCGATCTCTTTAGTTGGATTTGACATTGAAGCAAAGCCTTGTCCGAATGGTATCAACTCAGTCACACCTTCCTCATCTAAGCGTGTAACTAAACTTGATGAGTTCCATCTATCATAGGCCAATTGTTTAACGTCAAACTTCTCACAATCTTTTTTTATTTGATCTTCAATAAAAGCATAATCAATCACGTTTCCTTCAGTTGTCTGTATCCAACCATCACGGACCCATGTTGAATAAGGAACCTTATCGCGTCTTTCTCGTTCTCTCATGTTATCTTCAGGTATCCAAAACCTGCATAACACATCGTATTCATTATTTTCTTTTGGAAATACTTGAACCCATGCTGTAATGTCTGTTGTAGAAGATAGATCTAGCCCACCGAAAGAAATTTTCCCACGCAACTTTTCTTTCTCAATCTTATATTTGAATGACTCTTCCCATTTATTAGTTTTTATCCAGGTATCTGCCTTATCACACCACACGTTTAAATGTTTTGTTTTAAATGCTATTAATGAAGCCTCTGAATTTTCAGCAGTTGCTATTTTTCCTTCCATATATGAGTATGTAGGACTTGCCCCTAAATTTGGATTTGCTTTTTTCCAAACCTCTTCTTTTTTCCAAAAGTCATCGTCTTCCATATCTTCTTCATCAGGCTCAAATAATACGCTGTAAAACCTATCATCTTTGATGATCCCTTTTTGAATGTTTTTAGCATAAGAATAAATATCAAGATAAAAAAAACCTTGCGTGTTATATCCTGCTGTTGACAAGTGAATCTCTAATGGTTCATTCCTCCCTGCTAATCCATCGGTCATAATTTGGTATAAGTCTTTTGATACGTGTGCATGGCCTTCATCTACTGTTAAAAAGCTTGGCCTTAGTCCGTCTTTTGTATCGGCTGAACTTGTCAGAGATTGGAACTCATCTATAAAAGCACCATCTTCTTTTGTCACTTTCGGGGGCTTTACAGTATGCTTTATAGTATTATAAAGATCATCTTCTTGCTTTAGCATTGTTAAGAATACCTTATGAATAATTTTTGCCTGCTCCACTTCTGTTGCAATACTGTACTGTTCTTTTGCCTTATCCTTGTCTATAAAGAATATTATTGCATGGAGTAACCCTGCGAACTCTGATTTCCCGTTCTTCTTGGGTATAAAGAATAGAGCTTTTTGGTATCTTCTTAAATCTTTATGCCTCCCTTTTGCAAACTTAGTTCCAAATATATCAATAATCGAATATAGTTGCCAATCTTGGAACTGAAAATTCACCCCTGCAAACTCACCGGATGTATGTTTTAACAAAGACGAAAATTTGACACACTTCAAAGACAACTTTCCATCTAAATAGTATTCAGTTCCTGTCAGGTTCTTTGTTTGTTTATCAATGTAATCCTCTGCTAGTTTCCAATAATACTCTGGAGGGCTAAACTTTCTCTTATTTGTCATTCAAAATATCCATTATTGATGTTTTATCTTTAGTTGGCTTAGCATCAAGCTTTGTTCTGCTCAAAGGGTTCAGTCCTAACCTATCCATATACATGAGCATTTGCTTCTCATGATGTTGCATTACTTTAAAATGCGGGTGGAGTGTTGACGTTCCGCTATCATTTACGGATATACAATCGACTGAAGATGAAGCGTATAAGTATCGTTGATACATTTGTGCATTGAGAGCATACAATACTAATATCTGTCTGTCACACTCTTCGAAAAATCCAAGATTATTTAAGTCTTTTGTGGCCTCAGCAAGATATTGATATCCTACTGCATCAAGATTTCTTGAATCAGATATATTTGTAATTTCTTCATGCACCTCTTTTGGCAATTCAATTGACTTTTTTTCTTTGGGCTCCAAACCTCTTCGCATTCTACCGTCCTCAACAGAAGGGACAAGTGCAGCAACTTCATGTTCATCATAGTAAGCCCTGCGTCCTTTCTTTGTTTTTGTTAGCTTTCCATCTTGGGCATATCTTGATAGTGCCATCTTAGAGCAACCTAGTATTTCTAGTGTCTCTTTATGGGTATGCATACTTGTTACCTTTCTTGTTACCTATTTAAAATTTTGAAAACTCAAGCCGAGGGAAACGTGACTACCATAGCGGTCTTACCATCGTCAGTTTGTAGAGATTTAACCGCCCCCTTCCTATACACACTTAGACCTATGCTTAACTTCTTCTGCTGTCTTCTTACTGTGGCACAGCTTACATAATGGCTGAAGGTTGTCTATGTCTAATTTGCTTCCACCATCTTTTATTTCAACTATATGATCTACTTCTTTAGCTTCACTATCTTTACATATACGACATAATGGCTCATTAGCAATAACTTTGTTTCTCACTATCTTCCATTGCTTGCTATTATAGAACTGCTTTGATGCCTGACTTCTGTTTGTATTGTCATAGGACCTATCACGTTTTGATTTGCACTCACTACAAACCTTACCTTCATACACACCATGCTTATTGCATAGTCTCTTGCGTATGCTAGGCATTACTTCCAGAACCCTATTGTGCAGCTTCGTGTTAGTTTATATAAATGCTCATACTCAGCATTGTCTTGGTCTTCAACCTTGTATGCTATATATCCATCCTCAATACGCTCTACTACTTCATCAGGCAGTTTTACAAAGACAAACCCGTTAACGCTTCTCAAACTTGCATTGATATTCACCTTCTTTGTATACGCATCTTTGAAGTATTGATTATGTAGGCCAAATATCCCTGCCAAGTACACGCCTAAATACTCATTAGTAATAAGTCCGCCACTCATTACTATCCCTTAAACCCATCGCTTGTTACAATGCCACTTGACGCAACGAACACCCGATTAAGTTTATTGCCACACTCTTTACACGATTGTTCATCTCTATTGTCAACAGAGGATTGCCTTGTCTCTTTAGTGTTACACTCTTTGCATTCATAGCTATATGTCATAAGTTCCGCCTTCATTGATTAAGATTGTTTTTTGTATAAACCCAGCAAAGAATAAGCGAGCTCAAAATTAATCGCTCTGTCTATCTCCACGCCTCGTATATCGTAAATAATATAAACCTCTTGGTGCATTGAGTCATCAAGCTCTATTCTCCACTCACCTGATGTATGAACAACTTTCACCCTATCCATCCTTTTATTGAAATAATAAACAAATAGATTATCGTTACAGATACAATTGCCGACAATGAATAAACGCATATGATTTCTTTTTCCATCTCAATCCCCTATATAAGTAATTAAAGTTAAAGTCAGGGCCACAAAGCACCCGGCTAAATAAACAACTATCCCTATTGCGCAACACCCTCTTAACTAATTCATTTAACAATCCCTGCCTGCTGTAATAATCTGTTCCACTCTTCAGAGATGTGCTTCATCTCATGACCACTAAACCCTGCAACCCTTTCTATGAACTGAACGTGTCTTGTCATCTGCTTACTGTCAAGCTTTGTATAGCTCATAGGAATGTTTTTATCATCTCTTGGATAACTGAGGTCTAAATGCTTAAAAAGCTCCCTCATTGATTCACTGGCTATCTGTCTCGGTCTAAACTTGAAGTTAAAATCTTTGAAGATCAATACATCTGCATTTCTTATGTCTTTTAAGATTACACCAAACATGAACCGGTTGAAGTGACCTGATATCTTCATGAAGCTGCTTTTCCTGCTTCGTATGCTTCTTTCAACATTTCTTTCATGCGCTCACGGTTTACATTAAGAGTAACTTTGGTATTGGAGTTTTCATCGGGTTTGCAAAAAACTTGGTTCATCTTAGCTGTATAATATCTTCCGGCCTCACTGCTTCCACCAACTACTTTGGTGCTCATAGGTTTTGGCTTGTTTGACACATAAACAGATTCCCACTTTCCATCTACCATCTTCATTGAGTCACTTTCTATCCTGTGGCACTCACCTAATGTCATATTGTGGGCCGGCACTTCTTCCCTCACGCTGACCCTTCCTCTAAAAGCTTGATCTGGTGATCTAAATACCACTTGGCTTTTTTAAGGTCCTCTAATCCGTTTTTCCTTTTGTATCTGCTCACATACTTAATTACGTTTGCTATGCACCACGAAAACTCTCCTTCGTTTGCTGTTATGTACTCAAGTGGGATTATTACTAAGTCTGTGTAATGTTTTGGTTCTATTGGATTGTTCATATTTGTATTCCTCTCATTTCATCTGTTTTGCATGTATTGGCTTTGCTTTTTTTATCGATATGTGTTTTCTTTACACCATATACAGAATCATATGCAGACATTCCACTTAAATATCTTCTTCTTATCGTTACGTGTGATGCTTTTACTCCATCTTGCCTAGACCATGCAGTAGGTGTTAATTTCCTACCATCAATCTCAATAAAAACTTTCCCTTGAGTTGTTGGAGTATGCGCACGATATACATTGCAAGTTCTACAAGTAGGTCTTAGATTTTTTAAATCGTTGTTTCTTTTGTCGTTGTCTATGTGGTCGATATGCAAGGTTTTCCAGTTAATTTCAATTCCACACATTGAACATTATTTAACTTCTTTATTGTGATTAAAATAAACAAATCTGTGTTCATATACATATCCAATACTGTCTGCTAGTTCATGAGAAGGCTCAAATATTTTTTGATACCCTGCTGGGTTTTCTATTCTATATTTTCTTGATGGTACTAATTCATAAGTGCCTGTTCTCATGTGGCGAAAATAGTGCTTTTGACACACTTGGTCTTTTTTATAAACAGACTCTTTTACACACCCTTTTATTTTGCATTTCATATTGCAACCCTGTTGAGTTTTTTTGTTTTTTCTTTACTTATAGTGATGATCTCAATCAATTCTTCAACGGACCATCTCTTTATGGGGCTTGTTGTCTCAAGTTCTTCCACTACTTCTTCGCCAACTTTTATAAGTAATGATTTTCTATATTCGGCTAAGTTTCCGCTTAAATGTGTATTGCATATTTGGCAGCTCTTCCAAACATTTCTTTCATCAAATCTAAATCTTGAATTAGTAGCAGGACGAAAATGAGAAGCGTGCCATTGTCTGCCTGTTCCGTTATACCCGCATGAGATACAAGGAAGGTGGGCATCACGAAGGCGAATGTATTTATTGAACTCCGTTTGTGCTTTACGCTTCAATACTGATACATCACTCATGTTAAATTTGCTTAATGCTTTCCGGTTGGCCTTCTGCTTTAGCTGCTTTGCTTTGCTCAGTGTCTTGTTTGCGTATTCGTTCATGCAATTAAACTCAGTGCAGGTCGGTTGGAGTTCTCTTGTCGGGGTGAATTTTGTCTTGCAGATCTTGCAGGATTTTTGCTTCATGCCACCCTCCCCAAAGCTTTTCTGACTCCGGCCATTACTTCTCGGTGTTGTGTATGATTGTTTTCAGAAACATCATAAGAGGATTCTTTAACCTCAAAGTTTCCAGCAAGATCAAATGATGAAGAATAAATGTTTTTAGTTCCGTACTCAACAAACACCTCTTTGAACTTAGGGTGATCCGTTAGGACTTTCTTCGTGTCCTCCGGGTTATAGTTTTTGTTGTAGCCCTTTGCATTGTTTACCCAAGTGTTGTAAGCTCTTGACCAGTCTTTAAACTTTGAGCCTTTGGCAATGTGGTGATCTAAGAATGAAGCAAATGCATAAGCACCGTCTCTTACAACTGCATAGCCTTTCAGTTTTGCTTTGTACTCTTCAGATAAGTTGTCAAATTGACAGTTTTTAGAAAGAGAGAAAGAAAAATCTTTTTTATTATTTTTATTATCTGTAGAAGTCTCTGAAGAAGTCTCTGTCAAAGATTTATCTTTATATGATGGTGCAACATCTGCACTATCGATAACCATACTTTTTGCACCTTCTGATAGTGCAACTTCTGCACTCTCGATGATACGATTTAGTTCATCGTAGTTTAGGGAGTACCAGTTGGTCTTATCCCACTTATTTATATTGAAATTTTCTATAAAAACAAGACCTGAATCTTTCAGTTTCTTAGTGATTGTCTTAATAGTTCTTACTGACCAAAAAGGGAATTGTTCATGTAGTTCTTCATAACTGTTATAAGACCACTTGCGACCGTTTTTAACATTAGTTGATTTGCTTAGCCAATAGTGTAATTGCTGTACAAATATAGACTCGTTAAGACCTATTAAAACAGCTAATTCCGACTGAACTACAAGAGGGTGTGAATCAAGTAATAATTTACTCATTACGCTGCCTCTGCATAAGTGTATTCTTGGTGGTTTACCTGGATAGGTTCAAACACTCCATAAGACACATAATCACTTAACACGAAGCTTTCTTTTAATATACTATCAATGAAGCGTAAAAAGTACTTATGGCCTGTTACATGGTTAAAATGAGTTTGAGCATCTATGCAGTTTTCATATCTTTCAGAAAAAAAAGCTTTTGTTTTGTAAGGGAACTTGATATGTTCTTTCTTGTAAGTCATACCCATAAGCATAGGACTGACATCAAATACAGACATCCGTATAAAAAAGTCATGTATCTGCAGTATCCCTGCTAGTTGCATGTCGTTTAGGTTGTATTTTGATTGTGCCATTAACGCTACTTTCTGCATATCATCAGAAGGCTGTCTTCCGTAAAATCTAAATGCCGTGTTCATTACGCAGCCGCCTTACGGCTCAAAAGCTCTCTTGTACGAAAGAACTCTGCAAACGCCGGTATCTCAGCTACAAGCATACGAACATAGCGTGAAGTGTAGTTGTTGTTGATCTTGAATTTATCACCTTTTGATTCAACATCAATGTGCCACCTGATACGTTCCATAATAGTCTTAGCACCGTAGTGTTTATGCCCGGATTCTTTCAATTGGATGGAGTATCTTTTAAAGAGGTCATATACGTTTGGATTTTGAGTGTGGTACTCGTTAAACTTTTGATCTAGGTTTTTAGATTCCATATTAAGCCACCATCCCTACTGAAATACGTTCTATTTCATCATCCCAAACACCACCAAGCTTTTCAAGCCTTCTGATTTTTCTGTTCATTATCTTTCTGAATTCAGCTAGTCTTGCTTTCATTGATCTAATTTCTTGGAAGAATAGACTAGGAGATTCTTTTGATAGTTTGTTGTCAAGATTCTTGTGTTCTTTTGCTAGACCTCTTAATTCATTGGTTAGAGTCTTTATTTCATATTCATCTGTAGTTTCTATCTGTTCGTTAGTCTTTTTCATGGTTTCCGCCTTGGTAGGTTAAACATATAAAAGTGAGGCGAGGAACCTACCACGATTAACCCTCGCTTTTATATACTTGTTAAGGCTCTGTCGTTATAATTGCAGAGCGTACATAAACGTGTTGAATCGGTTTGACTTTGGCGAGACTGCCGATTCTTCCTGATGAGTCATAGACTCGCCTAGGCCCCTCTAAAGAGACTTAGCGAATTTACTGCACTGCTTCTTCTAAATCATTAACTGTTTTGTGAAGATCGAGCAATACTTTTCTGATAGATTTTTTTTCTTTATCATCAATATCATTATTTACTGCAGATTCAAGAACTTCTTTTGTAAGTTCCCCCAGCACTACACCTATTCTCATTGTCATTGACTGTACTGCACATGCGTCTTCTTGGATGCCATTGTCTTCAATCTCTGCAGCAAAGGACATTGCCCTAAGAATTCGACTGTCACCAGTAATCTTTGTAATGTCGGTAGCCAGATCAACGCTTAGGGGCCTTTGTGTTTGCATTGGGTCTAGTTTTTTATAAAGCAAAGACGGGGTTATTTCCAATTGTTCCGCGACATAATCAATCTTTTTATTTTCTTTGTCTAGGAAATCTCTTATTACTTTGTGCGCTGCCTCATAAATAACCCTGTGAGGTGCAAAATCTTTCTCATCGTATAGACCGTCTAAAAGGTTTGCCATTTTCCACTTTCCTTATAATTAATATTTTGTGATAATACCCTCAGACATAAACAAATTATGCTCTGCGGGTAACGCCTTTAAGCTCCGCTTCGTAACGAGTGATCGGGATTCCGCCCCCGGTCGATTCGCTAAGCTACTTTTTTGTCGTCACTTTTTAGATATGATTTAATGTCGTGCCAAGCTATTACTGGAATTTTTAACTTTGTATTTGCCTCATGCATAACAGTAATATTGGGTTTTCTTCTTCCTGAAAGAACACTTTTTGCCATATCCGACTCGTAATGCTCTAATAAGAGTTCTTTTAATTTTTGTCTTTTCATAACTAGATTGTACACAATGTACTCTTTAAGTAACTTTAAATAATTGTACATTATGTATTTTTACATTTTGTACAATTAGTACACAAGGAAAATTTATTATGTTTGCAGAAAATTTCAATAAAGTTTTAAAAGATGCAGGGATTACAAACAAAGCCCTTGCAGAATATATTACTGATAATGGACGTAAAATAAGTAAAGAGTCAATTGCCAAATATAGAGATGGAAGCAGAACTCCTGATCCTGATATTATTTCTTTTGCTGCTGAAATGGCAAAAGTGACTGAGCAGTCTTTTTTTACTAGTGGGCCAGTTCCAACAATACAAATAGATCCAAACTACACAGAGCTACCAACAATCTACGCCGGCGCAGGAGCTGTTGGGTATGCAGTAGATAATGCAGAAAGAAGATCTTATCCTAACGAGCTTATCCCCCCGCATATCGCGTTGGATGAGAACGCATTAGTGATCATTGTCGCCGGAAACTCTATGGAACCTCTTTACTATGAAAACGATGTGGTTTTTATAGATATGGTTAATGGCCGGGATTTTATTCAGATAGACGGTACCTATTTAGTGCGGTATGGGGAAACAGTGCAGATCAAAGATGTTAAATTTTTAGGAAACAATGATATTATGATATCGAGTAGAAATGACAGCCACACCTTCATGGTAAAAAAAGATCTTGGTATTGATGATTGGGAGATAGTTGGTAAACCTTATGTCAACATTCATGCTACTGTTGGTAGTAAATTGAAGATTAATTAGCAGATCACCTTAGAATGGTTGGGGGATAGTTGCATTACGCAATGGTATATACTATTCGGTACGAAATATGCTAGACTGTCATTATATTTAAAATAAGGAGAGGATTATGACAGACACTAATGAGTACAAACAAAATTCCTTGGCTATTGCTAATTATTTTATAGAAATAAGCGATCATAAAGTAACGCCTCTTCAGCTTGTCAAACTTGTGTTTTTAACTTATGGTTGGGGACTTGCGTTTTTTCAAAAAAGACTTTTTGAAGAAAGGATAGAAGCTTGGAAGTTCGGGCCAGTCATTCCATCCGTGTATCACACATTTAAGCATTATCAGAGAAATAATATTACGGAGCAATCTACAGAGTTAAAATTTGATGACAACAACCAATTTATTACATGTCATATTCCAATTATTGGAAAACATAAGGAAAAAATTGAATCTCTCATTAGAGAGGTGTGGGAAGTTCATAAAGAATACAATGCTTACGAACTAATTGATATGACTCATGTTGAAGGCTCTCCATGGAAGAAAGTATATAAAGACCATGAACGACACACCCAGCTCCAAGATGAAGATATACAAAATTACTACACAAAGCTAATGAATGAGCAGTAGTAGTGGTGGTATTAGGGTTGTCTCTGCACATGTAAATACAGTACAAGGCAATGGATCATATTCCGAGAAAAATACAGTTACAAAAGCAAAAGAAGAAAACGAAGCAGCAGAGCACAATGACAAACAAGATGTCCGGGGTCACATTGTAAGGATTTTTAAACGTATTCTTAGCGCTGGAAGCATCTTTATTATTGCTGTAATGTTTATATATTTTATATCTTTAGTTCTTGAGCCATTTGTTTTAAATGTAGGATTGGTAAAAAAGAATTTTGAGATGCTATTCTTTAAAATAATTGAGCTTTTGCCTTGGGTGCTTTTGTTTATATTTGGCGATAAAGCAAAAATATTTAATTTTCTAAAACTTGCAAACTCCTCTGAAGAAGATAAAAAAGATTAAACATTTTATGGTCGATAATACAGGCTCATAGACTTATCCGGTGTAATAGTCCATATAGTAATCCCCTCTTTCTCAGCTACCTTCTTTAATCGGATCAAATACTTTTCATCTTTCACATGATCTTCCATGATAAGCAACACAGCAGGTTTTCTATTTGTCATATATCCATAGAATAGAGCTTGTCCTATACTCTCAGCCCACTTACTCGCAAAGTCTGCCTCTACTGCATATTCATCCATAAGACAATCCACGCGAGTCTTATCTTCAAGCCTGTATTCGACTATCCCCTGCTTCTCGTCACAAAATATTTGCTGATACCATTTTTCTTTATGCAAATGCTTCGCGAAACTGATATTGCATAGTGCTAGAAACAATATAAAAAATTTCATATGGAATTACTCATCTTTAGGCACTATGTTGTAAAGTTTGGTGATTTCATACAATTTCGGGGACCCGTTTACTTTATGCACCGTGACATCCACCAGGAAGTAGTTATTATATGGGTTGTCTAGTATTGCTTTACTATCATCTGCATTAAGTATCGTTGTAGCAACTGCTTTTCGTTTCAAAATATCATCACAGTATGCCTTGTGCTTGACTTGCTTATCACTGTCTATGGTTTGATGCATCTCGATTAGAACTTTTTCATGAGCTGGACTTTCTTTTTCTTCTGCCGGAGAGGATTTTATCTGTTTTACAATATCGGCACTTTTCTTTATTTTGTCTGCCTCCTCTGAGTTGATCTGAAAAATGTTTATTTCATTATTATTTCCGCCATACACCTCTATGCTCAAAGATGATGAACTATTGTTTTCAATAGGCTTAACAATAGTTTGAACCTGGTTTGCGCTGTTTACTGTCAGTGACGCATCATTTTCTATCTCATTTATAGTTTTATCTTCCAGCCCTATATAGTTCTTTAAATACCCAGTGAAAGAGGCTACGGTATTAAAACTCTCTACTATGGGAAGAACATGCGAAGCAAATATAAAAGACAGCTGATATATATCGCACCCCTCTTTTACCCCCTGCAACATTACTCTCGTATTTTTTAGCCCATGCTCTTTGCTGATCCTCTCTGATGCAAGCTCGCTTAATGATATTAGTGAGTTTGCCATATCTATAAGGTCAACGGGTTCATTGTGTCTAAGTCTTACGTCTATTCGTAAATTTTCCATATTTATAAGCACCTCTTTCTTGTTAAACATTATTATACCTCATTCGTTAATTTATGTAAGTTTAGCATAGATTTTACATATTTGTACATATTGTACTCTTTTAAGCTGTCTATAAGTAGTACATAGTGTACAATACAAACATGCAAACGATTTAGACCGTTTGAGTTCAATCACTTATCAAGAACCCTCTTGTCAGGATAGAGGTTAAATAATCAAGACACAAACTTTTTAATAAGTCGTAGGAATACAGCGCACTGATACATCGGTTTCGAGATACGGGGAAACGCTACGACTTAGAAAGAGTTTTTAAAAAGCCACTATGAATGACCACAATCAAAAAAGATTCATCGGGACTCTTGGTCGAGGTGTCCGGTAGTGACTTAAAGAGAGTTTTTTATGAAGTGGTGTATCGCTTGCAATAACCCTAATTCTTTGACATATGGCAGACGCTTGGACATGGCAACCACTTCACCGAGAGCTTTAAAAGAAGATCGTATAAACCGAACCTGACTCCCAAAGATCTAACTCATACTTATCGAAAACAATTTAACTTTTTTCGCTTGTGGACGTGCGATTGCGGTTTTCTTTTAAAGTTCTCATTCATATGCAACGACTAGCAAAACGAACTGAGTAAGTCAAAACTCTTAGCCTTGACAAGGTAACGGTTTGCGGTGGGTTGTGTATGTGTGAGGACTTTCCTTAGCGTGTGCCTTTGGTGGCATTTGTAGTGTATGTTTAGTTAGTGAAACGAAGTGTTGCCTCTTTTGGTGGAGGCTGAATATATAAATAAAGAATGTTCAAAGAGTCTGCTTATCTCTTCCCTAATGGATAAGTAAGCTCACTCTTTGAGGATCATGTAAGGGGTTTATATGAGATATGACGAGATCAGAGACGAGCTTCGCAGATTTAAAGAAGCAGGTATCGATGTGACAGTAGGACAGTTTGCAAGATACATTGAAACGAAGTCTAAAGAGGTGGTTGTAAAACCTTACAAGTTTAAGATACTGACAGGACGAGCGACTAAACACAACCTGTCAGCAATCGCATAAAAACGATAAGGAATGATAGCATGAAAAAACTTATTCTTAAAAAAACAAAACCTGTAAATAACATTTGGTATCCAGGTCCAACGGCTAGTTAATTATGATTGTTGAATTTATATTAGCAATGTCCGGGATCATAGTTTGTGGTTTATGCATAGTTTGGTATGACCGCTATAAGGAAGATAATAGAGAATGGGGAGAAAATCCATGACAAATGAAGCGTATCATGCTAGACCCGAGCTAAGTGCTTCTAGCATTAAGACTATTTTAAAAAATCCGTATGAGTTTTTGAACCCGATAAGAAGAGAGACAAAAAACTTTTCTATAGGGTCCGCTGTTCATAAGCTGATTTTAGAGCCTCATGAGTTCGATGATGAATTTGTGGTTGCTCCCGAGATCAATAAGCGAACCAAAGAAGGAAAAGATGTTTGGGCAAAGTTTGAAGAGGCAAATCAAAACAAGACCGTTCTATCTAAAGAAGATTTCTACTTATGTAAAAGCTGTTCAGAATCTGTTCTACAACATGATGAGGCTAAGTTATTCTTAACCGGTGGAGTCGCAGAGAGTAGCCACTTCGGAAAACTTGAAGGGGTGTCGGTCAAATGCCGTCCTGACTATTACCGTGAGGACATCGGTGTTGTTGTTGACGTAAAGACAACGCAAGACGCTTCTCCTGACGGGTTTGTTAAAGACGTTGCAAACTTCGGCTATTACGTTCAGGCGAAGTTCTACATAGACACACTTGAGAGTATTGGCAAAAAAGCAGATAAATTTCTATTTATTGTCGTTCAAAAGACCGCCCCTTTCATGGTCGGTATGTATGAGCTTGATCCAACTGCTTTGGACTTTGGGAAAGATGAGTACCTTAGAGCGTTGGACATCTATAGTCACATAGAAGATTTTAAAATGCCTATATTTAAAGATACAGTTGATGAAACAGTAGTACAAACACTAACCCTTCCATCATGGGTTTATTATAAGAAAGGAGCTTAATTATGCGTCAAGTAGCTGTAAGAGAGCAAGAGATTAAAACTGGTCTTGTTGCTCAACAAAAGATCATCAAATCTCTTCTTGGTGACAAAGCAAAGTCTGATAAGTTTATGGCAACGGCGGTCAAAGTAGCCAATGACTATAAGCTATCAAAATGTAATACGAACAGTATCATCGATGCATGTGTAACTGTGGCTCAGATGGGTCTTGACCTAAGCCCTATCCTATCTCACGCTTACCTTGTGCCTTTTGGTAATAACGTTCAGCTTATTGTATCTGCAAGAGGATACACGGCATTATTATCGCGTACTGGATGGAAGACTAAGACCTACATCGTAAATGAAGCCGACACCTTTGAATACAAAATAGATGGTTTTAATGAGATTGTTACGTTTGAAAAAGACATTGACGATGAAAAAGAGATCTTTAAATATGCCGTTGCTTTGGCTCAGTCACCGGACGGGACTTTGTACGTTGAAGTGATGAACAAAAAACAAATTGATAAACACAGACAGTCAAGCAGCAATCAAAAGGACAAACCTAGCGGAGTGTGGGCTGAGTGGTTTGCTGAAATGGCAAAGAAAACTGTTTTGAAAAAGCTTGTCAAGTCTCTGCCTATGGGTGAAGATGTTTCGATGGTGCTTAGTAAGGATGATAAGCCTGTTGAAGCAGAGATCATTGAACAGCCTGTTGATCTAAATGACATGGTTGCACAGAACCATGAGACAGGTGAAGTTGATGAGGCTAACGATGTCTTAGAGGATGTAGAGTATCAAGAAAAGGGAAGTGCATAATGTATAACAAAGTAGTAATGGTCGGAAACCTGACCAGAGATATTGAGCTTAGATATGCCCAGTCCGGGAGCGCAATCGCAAACACAGCCATTGCGACAAGCCGTAAGTTCACACAGAACGGAGAGCGTAAAGAAGAAGTGTGTTTTATGGACATTACTTTTTTTGGTCGTTCTGCTGAAGTTGCCAACCAATACCTAAGACGTGGGAGTAAAATCTTAGTAGAAGGTCGTTTGAAATTTGATCAGTGGGTTGCCCAAGATGGTAGCAAACGTTCAAAACATTCTGTGATCGTTGAAACTATGCAGATGATGGATAGTAAGTCAGATGGTCAACAACAAGATCAAGCGCATCAATCACACACAGATTATCAACAGCAGCCTGACAATCAACAGATGCAGCAACAATCTTATGGCGGTCAACAAACCATGCCTACTCAAACTCCTGAAATTGACATTGACGAAGACGAGATCCCCTTTTAAATGAGAAAACTTCTAAACAAGCTGATCTGCTCCATAGCAGGTCATAAACATAAAATAAAACACAACTCTTACAGCTATGACTATACTACAATTCGTGAGTGTGATCGCTGCAGTAAGGTTGAATTTCTAACATGGAGTAAGTAAATGACACGGATGCCAGTATACAGAGCAAAACGTAAAGATGACGGTGGATACATTGAGGGTAATTTAGTTGAAGATGAAGGGGTGTTTTACATAACTAAAAATCCAGTAATCTTTTCAAACCCTAGTCAACCTTATTTTACAGGTGAATCTCAATATTTATTTGAAATAGACCCCTCAACACTAGCAATACACTTACCTGGTATGCCATATAAAAACGACAAGCCTATTTTTGCATCATTGAGTGAAGGTGGAAAGGGTGGGGATATTTGGAGCTACGAAGACCATGATGCGGATATTATTAGATACATAGTAGTCTTTGACAAACAGACTTTATCTATCGGTCTAATAGACATTGATAACAAAGATTGGGAAGAGTTTTTATTTGACTTAACAGATGACTACAAAGCAAGAAGTGAAGTAACAGGCATATATGAAGGGGTAGACTATGAATAAAAACGATGTTGAAAATATAGCCTTGATTTTAGATGATGCTAAAAACAAAGGTGTATCTGGTTTTGATTGGTGGCTTGAACGACTGAGTGAACTTGATGAACGTATAGCGGATAATGCTGAATTCTTTTTCACACTTCAAAATATGGAAAACTTTATGGACGATGAAATTGACAGATTGATGGTTGAAAAATTCGGACACCATTGGTCTATAAGAAAATCCATATCTATTGGACATGTTAAAGAAGCTAGGGAAGAAGCAGAGCTTACTGCTCGTAAGAAATTCTTTCCTGAAGAATTTGAAGATGAGTAAAAAGGACAACCAATGCAAGGGATAACATTCAACCAACAAGGCATTAAGGGTATAGAGAGTGGTACTAAGTGTATGACTCGTAGACCGATAAAGCAAAACAAAATAGAATCGTTTATAGAGCAGAATAGCTACACGTTTAACTTTAGCCATTTTATTGAAGAACTTAATAAAAGTCTTAATGGTTGGTACATAAGCCATAGTTTCAAAAATGTTGTTAATGAGTTCCTAAAATACAAAATAGGTGAAAAAGTAGAGCTACTGGAAGTTGTTTTTATAAATGGCGAGGAAGATTTATTAATACATGGTGAAGCTGTAGTAAAGTCTATCAGGGTAGAGCGTTTGCAGGATATTAGTGAAGAGGATTGTGTTAAAGAAGGACTTGCAGTTTATATGGGAGCAGATAAATCTGATTGCTTAAGCTATCTCGGGCAAGGGGATACAATGACACATCAAGAGTGCTATGAAGAGTATGTTTGGAACAACCTACCATACAAAGCACCTTATGATTGGAAGAGTAACCCGTATTGTTTTATATACGAATTTGAGAGGGTACAGAATGAGATTTAAAAAATTTATTATTGTAAATAATGAAAAACACTACCAGTGCAATAAATGCAAATGCTTTAAAAGTAATGATAAATTTTATAAGGACAAAAGAAGCCCAATAGGCATAACTTCTTCTTGTAAGCCTTGTCATACAGAAACAACATTAAAAACTAGAGACAAAGATAATGCTAGAAGACTAACTAGGGAGTCCGCTGAAAGACAAAGAAAAAGAAACCCTGAAAAGTTTAGAGAGATATGGAGAAAAGCATCTTCTAAAAAAAGGGGTAGTAAAAAAGTTAAAGCTAGAGATGCTGTAAATAAAGCTGTCTTAAAAGGAGATATTATCAAGCCTATTTTATGTGAGATATGTAGACAAGACAAAAAGCTAAATGGGCATCATTCAGACTATAATAAGCCACTAGAAGTAGAGTGGCTGTGCAACAAGTGCCATGGCGAAGAACATAGACATGACTAACCAACGCTCTTATGTGTTTGTGTATGAGTTTCAAAAAGCTGCCGCGTGAAAAAGTTTATGTGATCCCGTTCGGAGAAACAATCAAAACAAAAATTACTGTTAAAGGACTCCTATGGAGAATGAACCACTATATCTTAGTGCAACACGCATGGCGAAGCTCATAGGTAGATCCAAAGACTACTTAAAAGAACGCAAGAGCACTGTGTTTAAAGAGGGTGTCCATTACTTCACCCCGGAAGGAGAAACACAGCCGTTTTGGAAGGTCGCAGCAATGGTTGATTGGGTTGAGAAAAAAGATCCGTCAAACAATCCGATAGCAAATAAAATCTTAGACAAGATAGCGGGGTAAGGTATAATGTCAGTTCCGAAAACGAGGAGGCGGAAAGGAAAATTCATCGCCTCAATAGTGAAACGCAGATCAAAACTGCACATTAGATACAACGACCCTGACACCGGAAAGCGAATTGAAAAAAGCACAGGCTTAGACGATACGCCAGGCAACAGGAAGTTGATAAAAAACGAGGTGCTTCCAAGGCTTGAAGCCAAACTTGCTTTGGGGCAACTGGAAGACAAAAAGATTGAAGTAAAACCGTTTGATCATTATTCGGATACTTACCTGAAGTTTCAAAATGGCATTAAGACTTATAGCGATATAAGAGCTAAAATCAACAACACTATTTTACCTGAATTCAAAGGTAAGAAGATCAACGAGATAGGCAAAAGTGATGTAAGGTTATTCGCATCGAAGCTGCTTAAGACTCGTGAGGTGAAGACGGTTAGAAATATATTAACGGTCCTTCGCGGTGTATTTGAGATGGCAGACGATGTGGTTCTCGACAACCCTGCGAAAAATGTAAAGCTTCCAAAGGTTGACAAAGGCGAATCAGATCGTGTTGAGCCGTTCAAGATCGAGGATGTTCAGGTGATATTGGACTCCATAGATGATGAGTGGTTTCGAAATTTCGTTGCTATCGGTTTTTATACCGGGATGAGAACAGGTGAGATAATCGGCTTGATGCACAAAGACATTGATTATGAGAACAAAGTGATCAAAGTCAGACGAGCAATCGCAAATGGCAAAGTCTCGACAACCAAGACGGCTTCAGGAATAAGAGATGTTCCAATGTTTGACAATATAGTTTCTTATATAAAAAGTCAGATGAAGATCTCTAACAGCCTGTATCTGTTTACAAGCAGTCGGGGTGACACTTGGTACTCGGCAGACAAGATAAGCAAGGTGAGATGGAAGAATGCTTTGAAAAAGGCGGGTATTGAATACCGTCAACCGTACAACATGAGACATACCTTTATAACGTCCATGCTAAAAAGCGGTAAGTTTTCTTTGTTGGAGATTGCAAGGATTGTCGGTCACTCGAATATTGAGATGATCATTAAAAACTATGCTCGATTTATTGAAGGTGAACAACTAAAAATAGACCGAAGCTTTGACCCTTTTGGTGGACAAAAAGGTGAACAAAAAGGTGAGCATACTCTGTAA